CCATCTGATGCACTCAAAAAATCTAATTTTAGTTGATCTAACTCAACCTCTATTTCATCAACACAATGAAAATCTGCAACCAATCTAGCTTGTCTATATTTATCAAAATCGTAAATTATTGCACTCATTTATACCTCTTATCAATAAATTTCCCTATAATATTATTATACCAAAATACAACATTATAGTCAAATGCAAAAAAATGTAATATATTTGATACGTTATTTAATATCTTACATTAAATTGAATTATTATTTCTTTTGTTCCATTTGAATATACTTGGGTGTATAAAACACACTGAAGATTATAATTTGTGTTTATGTGGTCTTTTAATCTCCTAAATATTTCATATTTTTCTTCAAAATGTGTTAGGTCATCATTTAAACTAACATATTTGACTATATATCTTGAATATGTAATGTGACGTTGTTGTTCAATTTTGGTAATAAGATTTAAATTTTCTGCTTTATGCAACTGTTCCAAAAGTCTTTTGTGGGAATAAATTTCTATGTACATTATCAAAAATAAATGTATAGCTTATTTACTTTTGGTTCATTTTGATTTAAGTGAGATCTACTATGATAACGACCGCCTGCTGTAATTTCATATACATGATTTTTTATAAACTTCGTTCGTACCTTATATTCTTCATTCAAAAATTTACAAAGATTTTCTGCCAATGTATCTATTTTTGAAGCTGATGTATAATATAGATATACCAGCAAATAATCAGATCGTTCTTCAACTGAATGTATTAAATTTCTAGATTGAGCGATAAAAAACTGTGATAATAAATCTTTTTTTAGATTATCATTCATGAAGTCAATTATTTAACTTGTCTATCTAAGTCCACTTTAGTTGAATTTTTAGAAAACTTTTTTTCATGAAATTCTTTTAATTTTTTAACGTGCAATTTTTTCTGCAACTTTGGCATAATATCATTTGCTACTTTTTTAACTGCGTCTGGATTTAAAACTGATTTAAATTCATCTAAAGTACCTTGAGGATTTTGTTTTAAAAATTGAAAATAACAAGCATCGTATGCTATACTTCCAGCTCTTTCTAATAATGATATTTCATATTTCATGAGAAGCTGTTTTGTTAAGTTAAAATCTCTCATATTTTCTGGCAGGTCTATTTCAATATTTAAGATACTCAAATCGTAAGCATATATTAATTTTCGTACCTTATCTGCATCTAGTATTTTTTTTCTTGTCATTTTTACCTTTGATTCTATTTGACTTGCATATATTTATTGTAAAAAAGAATATCAAATTTTTTTATAAATACATTAACACTTCATTATTATATCATATGTATAAGAAAATAAAATCATTATTACAGTATTTATTTCAAACAAATTGCATAATAGATAAATCTAAATTTGGATTAAATGCATTTTTTAACTTACCCTTGTTTGAATCAGAAAATATCAAAAATCAAGCACTTGATATAAAAAACAATTTGAAAGTTAATAACATTAGGGTTTTATTATCTTGGAGTGATGATATACAACCAACACCAGATTCTAACATATTTTTTGGATTTATTGACGATGTATTAAATAACATTCCAGTTGGAATGAATGTTATATTAGTCATAGGAAATGTTCCTTCTTGGGTTCCAAAAGACTCTCACAAAGTTAGAGACTTATTTGAAGATTTTTGCAAAAAAATAATTTTAAGATATAAAGGACATAGAAGAATACTAGGGTTTGAAATTTCTAATGAACCTAATACTGATATGTTTGTTGAAAATAAAAAATTAGGATTTGTTGATGAACCTTACATATATTGCCTATTTTTGGGTAGAATTTACAAATATGCTAAATTAATAGGTTGTAAAAAATACATAATCTCTGCCGCTACTACATCAATAATACAAAATTATCCTAGCACACTGAAATATTTTGAACATATGCTAAAAATTGGAATTGAAAGAAATTGTGATATAATTAATATTCATTGGTATGGAAACAATTTATATACAATGTTTAAAAAAAATGGAGCACTAGATTTACTAAGAACGATTAAAAAACCAATATTCATAACTGAAATTGGAACTAAAGTTGAAAGTGATCAAATAAATTATTTACAAAAAAACATGAATTTTTTACTAGATGAAATAAAAAATATCAAATTAGTTTTTTGGTATCATTATGATGGTGATGATGAGTATGGAATGAGAAAACCTGATAAAACCGTCACAAAGTTATACAAACATATAGAAAAAAATTGATTATAGATCTATCCAGATTAAGCTACCATTTGTACTTTTTGTGACTCCATATACTTTATACTCTTCTAGCAAATAATTTTGCAATTTAATAAACATATCTTCTGTAATAGGATCTGGAAAATAAACCATAATGTATGGGCAACTGTCGTGATATGGCTCGTAGTGGTTTACTGTAACATAAGATAATATTAAACCATTTGATTTACACTTTTCCAACTCGTCCATTAATTTGTACATTTTTATCACAACTAAACTTTTATTAAAAATATACGAAGGGTGGTGATTTTGTCCTCATCGACATAAACTGTAATATTTTTTATTATTTTTTTATAATTTTTTGTTATGTAATTTATGATGGTATCTATTTTGTCATTATCTTTTATTTTAAATTGAATTACAAATTCCCAATTTTGATAAGGTGTATCGTAACAATTAATAGAATGTCGAGTTAATGTTAAAAAATTATATAACTTAGGATTGGTTAGTTCATAACTAAATTTTTTTAGTAAATCCCGTTCTTCTTCTGTCAACATCTATATTTCAATTTTCAAAAATTTTATTCCAAATAAAAACAGTTCTGTCATCTTTTTCATCTCTATGAATATGAACCAATTCACCATATTTCATATTCATATGTTGTAAAACTATATTAACAGTATACTTTTTTAAGTTTTGATTAAAAGTTACTTTTATTTGATGAGAAGATGATGATATATCAGTTATATAATTTCTTTCAGATGCTCTAATTAATTCAGATTCTATAAATTCCATCACGTTGTTTGCATCACAAATACTCATTTAAAATCCTATAATATTTCTTTCCATTGTAAAGATGTCCAAATATTCGCATAATCATTAACTCCAGTTGGAAGTGTCTTAACGATTATAACATAAACTTCAGAATCTGTCGAGTCATAATTTTGCGTTATGATATTTCTTTTTGACTTTATCAAATCATTTGGACTTGCGGCAGTTTGGCTTCCTTGAGCAACACCAGATGAAATAAATCCACCATTAAAAGATTCAAAATCTGTTAAATTTATTCCAGTTGCATTTTCACAATATTCCACAGCAGAGTCATCATTCACTGAATTCCACACTAAAGGAACACCAGCAGATAATGATGATGCGGAAGTTAATTTTCCAACCTTAAATGACACTGACTTTAAATCTGCATAGACACCCACAGCTTCTGGTAAAAACAAAACTCTATTATCATAACCATTAAAAGTATTTTTTAATCTTAAAGCTAGTATTGGAGTCCATGTACCTCCAGGCTGTTGTGTCGGCTTAACAGTAGTATTTTGAACTTCCCAATCTTTACCGGCTTCAATATATCCACCCTCGCATATTACAGTGGAACATATCATTTGCATACTAGCACCAGAATTTGCGGCAGTGTTTAGTAGTTCGCCTCTAATTGGAAGATTTGGATTACTCCAATACACGACATCTAAATTATTTGAATGTAATTCTTGATGTGCAACTATAGCAACACCATCATGAATAAATCCAACTCTAATTCTACCAACTCCAAGCCATTGAAAGTCTAAAAATAATAACTGTGTTTTTTCTATGTCAAGATTGAACCCAGAATTTCCTGTGCCGTCACATTTATCTAAATTCCATTGATCTTGAGGTATTTCAACATCAACTACAGAGCCACTTACATTAGATCTTATTACAATTTTTAGAGAAATGTTTCCAGCATCATCAATTTCTTTTTCAAAGAAAATGCCATTATTATCATCAAAATATCCAATTCTTTTTTTGCAAGATAGGTCAGAATCGTTAAAACAAAAAGACGCAAAAACTAATTGACTTTTACCAGGCAAATAATGGTGATATAACTTACTTTGGTGTACTACTTTAGATGTAGCAAGGTTTGATGTTTGTAAAACAACATTTGCATGGTTTGTAGTATAAGAAACTGTGCCACCATCTACAGAATGTGTTAAAAAATCTTTAGAGTCTCCATATGTATGTTTATAATCAGCAAGAGTGAATGGTTCACTAACTCTACCCCTACCAAAAGCATCTGCACTAGTACCAGAAAATTCTACAGGAGTTCCAGAATTTGAACTTACTGGCTGTCCATCTTTATCAGCAAGCATAACGACTTCAAACAAAGTTTTTGCTTGAGGTAAATATTGTTGTGTATTTTTATTATATTGTGCCATTTTATTTAAATAGTTTTGCTATCTCTTTTACTCTTGGTGCATTTTCAGAAACCCATCGAAACAATTTCTCTTTGACTTGCTTATCTAATTCTTTTATATTAATCAAAGGTCTCCCACTCTTTTTTAAAGTTAGGTATGTGAAGTCTTTGACTAATGATAGCACTCGGCCACCAGCACTTTGTTTTTCATAAAAAGTGACTTCATCGGGATTATTTAGAATAACTATTACACTACCATTTATATTATGTGGTAATGCATTTAAATTTAATAATTTTCCTATTGTGGTTGCCGCACCAGTATGTGTCTGTAAAAGGATATCTTCTGGAACAACTCTTTCTCTACTTCTATTTCTAATAACTGCAACAGAATAATTTGCAAGAACCCAAGTTATGTGAATATTTTCTGGTTTATATCCTACTGAAATTAAAAGTGGAACATACTTATCAATTTGAGATAAGTCTTTCATAGTAATATCAAAGAGTATATTAGGCAAAGTTTCTGGATATTTCATTCCAGAAATCCAAGACATTAATTGTCTATCTGGAATTCTTTCTTTTTTTGCTATAGAATGTAATTTTGCTACATCTTCTGGATTTTTTAAAGAGAGTGATGAAATCTCTGGATATTTCCTTTTAATAGATGGCATTTGCATCATTTTTAACTTCAGCTCATCTACATCTCTAATTTTAAACTTATTTTTGTTTATAAAATTAGATATAGAAAAACCTTTTCCTGAACCTGCTCCACCAGCAAAGAATACTATTTGACCATAATTTGCATCATTATTATATAATATTAGCTTCTCATCTAGAGACTGTTGATAAAATTCAAGGAAAGTTTTCATCAATCTATTTATCGAAGTCTAATATTCAACTTAATAGATTTATTTGGATTCTTTTCTAGATATGCTTCTATTTTATATCTCTTTATTTTGGAATTTTTTCTTATCTTTCTTCTAATGAATCCTAGATTATTTGTGGTTAAACGATATATTTTTCTATTAATTTTTAATACAACAGTTTCTCCAGAAACTTTAGTTCCTGTATCAGATTCCACTGTAACAAATATTTTTCTCTTTTTTCTCGTAAATTTTAATTGTGCATTATTCAGATTTATAGGTAAATCATCTTCATCTATACAAGTGGCATAATTTTTTATAAAGCCATCAATTTGTTGAATGCTATTATCACTCAAACGCATTGGATCACTAGAAATATAAGGATACATTAAAGTGCCAGGCGATTCAATATCATGACTAGCGCCAAGATTGTGTCCAATTTCATGAGCAAAGATTTTAGCAGTTAATGTGCTGTATGATTGAGTTAATCCATATGAATATCTTTTACACACACCCCCAATATATGCTATTCCAACCACACTACCACTCAGATCTTTTCCAGTAAATAAATGTTTTAAATCTGCTTCTCTATTGGTTGTTAGTGAATTATTTGTAAATTCATATAACAATTTTGATGCGTTAATTTCATCAGACATACTTAATACATCTTGAGAAAGAACATCAAACCTAACCCTAAGTTGAGAGTTATATAAAACTTCTGCATCATTTACTATAGTTAAAATTTCATCATTATATGATGATCCATATTTGTTAATCCATTCTGAGTCAGCAAATGTTCTCAATTCAACTATCCTAACTCTTTCAGTTAAAGTGGAACTACTAACTGTATTTTTTTCAGATTGTAAACTCTCACTTTGATCACAGTAATTGTTGCTTAATATATTGCTTGGTAATGTTAATACTTTGTATTGGTTTAAATCGTTAGATTTTAAAATGAATAATTTTCTTCTTTGGGTAGAGCCAGTCTTTTTTCCAAAAAATTTAAACTTCCAATTATTATTCACACGAGATGCTGAAACAGGAAGTTGTTCATTCCTGAATGTAATCATTCCCTGATAAAACTTAGATTGAGATTTAGTTGAAAAGTTTTTTTCAAAATTTAATTTTATTGAAACTTTTCCGTGACCTCTAACACTTGTTTTAATTGTAATTGGTGGATATAATCTGTGCAAATTAGTATCAGAATGAGCATTGTGAATTCCGATAAAGTTAAGAATCAATAAAAAAATTGTTGCAAATATAACATACCATACAAGTTTAAATAAAGAATAAGATATTTCAATGACAAATCTTATCAAAGGAATAAACAACAATAAAAATATGAGTTTTTTCATAATAGTACCAAAAATAACCTTATAGTATTATTATAACTCATTATTTTATATTATGCAAGCATAATTCAAATAATTTTTTTCAATATATTCAATAGTATAAGAGCTTCACTTGAATTCTTTTAGCACCAAATTTTTACTCTTGTATATGCTGTATGTACAATTATATGTTGACATACAATGTTCTCCGACATCTTTTAAAATATCTAGATCAATATTATCGACGAATTTTATATGTAAAGATCTATAATTTGGCAATTCATCAGAGTTTTCTATTTTATTTTTTGAAACTATTTGAAAATTTTCTACTGTCTCTTGTTTAAAAGTTATAGTATCTGGATCAAAATACACTTGAGTATGATCATCTAGTTTCATAGAAATTTTTTCTATGAAACCACTATCTTTGGCTAATATAAACTCATTTATTATATTCAATTTATTATTTTTTACTTTTTTAACATCATTCATTGTAATACACATTGATTCCATGATTTTTCACATAGAAACAAGCTCTCAGTTTATACTTAGTTTCAATATAATTAGCAATCTTAGTTGCTTGAGTTTTAGATATATTTGAAGGTAAACTTAATTCTACACCACTAGAATTTTTCATGTAAGATATAGATCTAATATATCCTTTTTTGTAAATTTTGTTAATATCAGCTTCAAATAAAATTATTTTTTCAATGCTCATAGTCTATGTACTCCCCATTTCTTCAATTTCTAAATTTTCCAATTCTTTATTAAGCTCTAAAATTTTTTGTTTCAAAGTAACGATTCTACTATGTTGTAGCCAATACAGGTCTGCTTGCATATCATTTTGAGAGTATATATCAGCTATATCATTTTGTAAAGATTTTATTTTTTTTCTTATTTTAAATTTTTTAAAGTTGTATATTTTTACCATGACTAAAACAGTGTTTTTTTCTGATCATATTCAAAAACAGCAATATAATACATATCCCCAGAATTTAAAGACATCTTTTGATTTTGTTGAATTAATGTAAAATTATAATGCTTTTCCATATACTTTATCATTTTTTTAAAATTTGACATTTTAGAGTGAGTTGTCGAAAACTCTATATGCAACAAGTATATATCATTTTTACACAATTCATGTCTATATGATTGAATTACATTAGAACAATAACAATTAAATAATTCAGTTTTTAGTCCAACTGCGTTTGGGAAAAACTTAGGTGGCTCAGATATGCTAGTAACCACTTTAGACATATCATCAAGTTTTGTGTTACTAGGAGAGTCTTTTACTTTAGAATTTGCACAATTTAAAGTCCAAGTACCATCTGGAAATATAGTTATAGACTGATGCTTTGATAGTATGTTTTTTGGTTTTCTATCAAAATACTCAAAAACGTAAGATAAAAAATCTAAAAATTTGCTCATTCATCATTACAAGAAAATACTACCATTACAACCTGTTTTACATCATGAATCTCTCCACCATTTGGACAAGTTTCTTTCAAAACCTTGCCACAAGATACTGGATCTGATTGATCACATACAATATGATGTGGAACAACTTCTTCCAAAGGAACCACCTTTTTTGCACAAGCAGACAAAAGAGATATAGACATTACTAATAATAATTTTTTCATATTCACTCCTTTCATTTTAGTAAATTTATTTTTTTGGTTTGATTTTTGTTTGTTTCATCATCAAGATATTGATTTATCTTATACTTTATATTTCTTTGTGCATTTTCGCAAAAATCTATTTGTGACTTAATACTTACAATTTTTTCTTCTAATTTTTTGAGATCTTCCTTCAAAGAAATTTTACAATCCTCATGTTTTCTCAAATCTGATATTTTTTCTGCAATATCTTTTGCAATATCTACATTATTTTCCATATCAAACATCTCCATTTTCTATTATTTTTTCATCTTCATACGGAGCAGTTTGTCTTCTATAGAACTCTTGTTTAGCACATTCTAGCATACCAATAGCAGAATTATGATCTGCGTATGATAATACATCTTTTTTAGTTACCATTTTATAAGTATTCTTTATCAAAACTGTTATACAATAGTTTAATATTCCCGGCAAAGCTCGAATATCATTTTGTGATACTTCGACCACAGAGTTTATCAAGCTATTCAGTTGTTCATCGACTTGTTTTCTTTTATCTTTTATAATATATGGCATAACAATTCTCACAGTTTTGAATGTTGACAAAATAAAGATTTTTTATTTTCTAATTCACACACCATTAAAAAACTCAAATCGCCTGACATAATTTGATCTTGTGTTGCATAAAATACAGGAAGATTTAAAGATTCAGCATACTTTATTTCTGCTTGTACACCAATACTTTCTTTCCACCCATCTAACATTAGAACAATGATTCCGCCATCACATCTTTCGACAAAAGATTTATCAAAACATTCCCAAAATTCCCAATTTCCTGGCAAATCATATTTTTCCCACGGCTCATTGTAAGCTATTGGAGCAAATGTAAAAACATTATGTTTCAGCAATTCAACTGCACATTCTGTTACATCTTCAGCACGTTTCTTTTTTATGCTAGGATCTTTATGTGTGTAGGGGGAAGCAAGATAATATATTTGTTGAGTTTTCATAACTAATCTCTCATATTTTTTAAAAGAGTATATAATTCATACTCTTCAAAAATTTCTTCTAAAGTATCATCAAAAGAATCTTCGAGTTGTTTTTGTTTTCTTTCTCTATTTTTCTTTTTCTTTTTTTGTTGATCTTCAGAAAGGTCTTTATCTTTATTTTTCATATTCCTTTAATAATAAAATAATGTCTACTATTTTATATAGTACATCAAATAATAGTCTATGTCTAGTTTTTTGGTTAAATAGTAACGATATTTTTATACTCTTCTATCGGATCTCTAGATTCAATATCACTAAAGAAAGAATCTTTTATTAATTCTAAATTAAGCCTGTATTCTTCAGCCTTTATAATATGTGCTACAGAAACTACCACATATTTACCCTGAATGTACTTATCTAATTCCTCTCGATTTCTACCAACAGAATCTCCAACATTTCCCATATTTTCTGGAATATCAAATTGAATGGTACATCCAGCTTTTATTCTTGGATCTCCAGAAACAGTTGTGGAGACAATATGTTTCATGAACTGAGTTTTGTTTGAAATAGTTTGAAGAAAAAATTCTTCTGGATTGTATGGATTTATCGTATTATCTCTTTCCGATATATATTCTTGTACATCTTGAGCAAAATCAGTAACAACTACAGATAAATTTGTTAATGGGTGAACAAACATTTTACTAGTATCTTTCCACGGTTTTGAGTTATCAGTATGAGTAAAAGAGTCCCAAGATGAATTTGGCAACAATTCCATGTTATGTGATTCTTTTGATGCTTCACCTCGCAAATCAAATGCTTTTAATTTAAACTTTCTTCTTATGGGATCTACCGTCAATAAACTTCCCGAACCTTGACCAGCTTTAGCATCTTTTAAAATATCAAAACCAGCCTCAAAATCTACCTGTTCAACATTATAAAGTTCTTTTGCAATATCTTTTGGCTTTTGAGAAATGCCTTCTGTATCTTTTGAGATGTTTTTAGGCAAATACTTGTAAGTTCTTATAGGTTCTTGCTTTGATAGTTTACCCAAAGTCACAAAATTAAATTGATCACGATCTTCATAAAAAACATAAAAATATCCATTTCCTTCATTTGATATAGATCTATTAGCTAATTTTTTTATTGCCTTAACTGGAGCTATATTTTGAAAACAATAGGTCATTGTATCTTTTGTATCTTCAACTACAATTTCTTTTTTGCTATTTAAAGTTGAAAATATTTTTTTTACCATCTCAGAATACGGCATATTTTTATAAGTCTTAAATAATTTTGTATTTAAGTTACTATATGCTTCATCAGAGCAATAATATAAAGTATATGTTTGTCTTTTTTTAGAACCACTGTCTTGATTTTTACCATCCATTTTGTAAATGGGCATTTCAAATACTATTGGATCGAGAACATCACCTTCTTTTACAGTTTCATCTTGTCTAGTAAAAGAAATTCTAATTCTTTCTTCACCAATCATGGGCAAAAGTGTGGGAAAGTCTATAGAGTCTAGTGCAAATAGAGAGCCGTGAAGACCAACCTCAAATATACTCTCTTCAAAACTAAATTCTACATATTGTCCAGCAAAATTATACTCTTTTCCATCATGGGAAATAAGAGTCATTTCATTTAGAATATAATCATTTTGATTTCTTATCTTTAAATTATTTTTCATAATTATTTGAATAACAATTTCATTTCATTTGTTATTGTATAGATAAATGAACTATCTAATATCAATATATTTCTTTTATCCTCATTTTTTAAATTTTCATATTCATAAATTGAAATTCTAGATATATTTTTTCTATCATCATCTGAAGTAACATTCACATTAAAATTCAAATATTCATTGTAAGTTTTTTCACTTATTACATACTTTATATTATTTTCCAGAAGTTCATAGTGATGAGTAGTTAATTTAGTCTTTTCAATACTTCCATATTTTTTAATTAGATAATTATTAAAATTTGCGTAATCTAGAGGCCAGTCTAATGTTGGATGAAAAATATTATTAGCATAAAAAATTGCCCAAGTGTATTGAGGGTTTCCATAATATTTTGTTGCTATTATATCTGCTCTTTCACCATCTTTAATAGTATGTTTATAATATAAAGCATTTTTTTCTAAAATTACATCTCGTATTTTACCCCTAACAAGTATATTAACAGATTCTTCATTACCATAGTTTATTTTTGGATAATATGAGAAGTGTTTCATAATTATTTATCTTAACTCATTTAATGTAAAAAATAATAAACCTTAGTAATCGTTTCGTATTTTTTCTTTAGTCAAAACCGATAATTCCTTAAAGTCTAGTGACATTTTTATAGCTACTGGTGCGCCAGTATTTTTAAAAAAAGTCGTTGCTCCAGTACCACCATAATCTACATCCATACTAGTCAAAACACTTTGAGCTATATTGAACATGTACCTATGACTGGGTGATAATAAATATATATCAAAGTTATTTGGATATACCCAAGAAGCTCCTGCGCCACCTCCGGGATGCATAGCCCATTTAAACATTTTTATTATTTGTCTAATTGACTCACTCTCTTTTACACTTCTGGCATAAAACTCAAAATTAAAACTAAAAGTTCTAAAATCAACATTTTTAAATAGTAATCCTTGTGCAGGATTTGGTAATATTCTAGTTTTTATTGAGGCTTCTTCTCCTAAATTTCCACCAATGCTTTTAGATATTGCAGCCCCAATCGTTTTTTGTGCATAAGCACCAACAGTTTGTCCTGTGGTTTTCATGTCACCAGAAGTCATATCGGAATAGAAATTTATTAATTGATCAAGTGATATATCAGCTTCTTCCCAATTAGCTCCATATGATGCTTTAATCTCTGGAGGCATATATAATCCAATTCTTTTTAAAACTCTAGAGCTATCTAATGTGGGATCTCTTACGACAAAAAATACATATGCTTGATTTCCAGTACTAAACAGATCTTGTGGATAAGTTAATGCTTCTCCGTTTTGAAACCAATCTTCACTTTCGGTCTTTTCAGCAATTACTGGTTTAGATGGCAAATACTGATCGATTACTGTGCCAGGAGTTTCCCCCAATGTATTTGGATTATCTGGAATATAGTTATAAATATCTCTTGCAACATCTACATATGTTCCTAATGATTCTAACAATTTTAAAAAGTTACTCATAATGCATCAAGGTAAATTTAAAGCTAAAAATCCCCAAAAATATATAGGAGATTATAATAGTATTTATTACAGATCTTCATGGGAATTATCGGTAATGTTGTGGTGTGATAATAATCCAAGTGTAATAGAATGGTCTTCTGAAGAGCTAATTATACCATATTTATGTCCTACTGATAATTCATATCATAGATATTTCATTGATTTTACAATAAAATTTAATAACAATGAAATATATTGGATAGAACTAAAGCCAGAAAAGTATACAAAATTACCAG